CAAATAACTTACCCTTGTGTGGTTCTCCAGAAGGAAATACGTGAGACTCAACTGCAACAGCAAGGAGGTGGTCTAACTCTGGCTCACCATCGTATGGTGGCAATTCATCGAGTGATTGGCAGACAAGACAGTAGAGCAACCGAAACATTGGCTCTTGGTCTTTAGGTTTTTCTCCCAGAATTGGTACGTTACTCATTGTGCTCCTTGTAGTAGTCCGATTATCCTAACAGATTATTTATCCTTAGGTGCGTTTGGGTTGTTGTCGTATTCAGGAAGAGCCCATCCACCCATAGGCTTCATGTGTTTTTTTAACTCTGATCCATGAGGTCGACCTGATCTGTACCCCTTGGGATCTAACCAACGAACATCTGCACTATGGCTGAAGTTCTCTTTAGCATCGTAAAAGTTTACTTTGCGCTTAGGAACAGACTCCCCTACAGCACGATTTTTTGACTTACCGCCTATGCGACGGTCATTGAACAGATTGTGCGGTTGTTTACGCTCAAACTCACCAGGGTCTGGTGCTCCTACGGCTGTTCTCATGATTATTCCTTAGAAACCTAAATTACTAGCGCAAGGTTCACAGACACGGCCTTGACCTGCATAATCTTGCGCACCTTTTTTACCGCAACTGTCACAGTTCCACTTTGGGTTGTCTCTTCCTGTAACAGTTTCATTTTCCCAAGTCTTCATCGCACTCTTAGATAGAGGAGTGTGAGGACTCTTTCTGCGGTCGTTAAATTCCATGATTACTTACCTGGGTTTACCTTATTTGGGTATTCAGAAGTTGCAAATCCATAACCATAGAATGGATGTAGTGATTGGCGGTTTGCAATAGTTGCTGATGACTCAGTTCCTACCTCTGTATCTGGGCGAACTTTGCGGTACTTACCGTCTGTTGCGCCTTCTTCTAATCCTGCGTTCATTGAACGTGATGAGTTAACTGTCATTATGCCATCTTACCTTTCACTCGTGTTGCATTGCGTTGTGTGACGCAAGAGAGGCAATGACCTCTATTTGCCATAAATTCTACAGGGTTCATAACTACTCCACAGGTTGGACATGGAGCAGATCCGTTGTAACGGGTTGCGTTCTCAGCAATCTGACGAGCCTGCAACTCCATTGACATCATGCCATCACCATCCATTATGTGGTCCCCAATCCGTTACGTTCTGCTGCTTGGTAACCAGCAACTCCACCAGAGAACCAAGAGATACGAGGTTCAGTGTAGTTTCTATCTACCGTTACGATGTCATCAATTCCAGGTTGTTTTCTCTCGTATCCATAGCGTTCTGGAAAGAGTTGGATCTGTGGCAGAGGTGGTCGAACCATAGCCTGAATATCTGCTCCAGGAATGTTCATAACCATAAGAGCCTGTGAAGTTAGGCGCTCTGCATTCGTTGACCATGGGCCGTTGTATTGGTAACGTTTTGCCACCTGATCAGGTTTGATCGGTGCACGCCAAGGCTTGGTGTGGTCGTAAACTCCATCAACATGTTGTGTCATCCGATTGCACCTCTGTGTTGAACCCAGGTAGTTGCTTGAACTTTGTGTGGCAAATCAACACCTAGTTCTCCAGCAGCAGTCTGATACGCATGTGCAAAGTGCTTGTAGCGACCCATTGAACTTAACCCAAGATCTTCTGACATCGGTGTGTGACCACTTGGGCCTTCAGTAATGTTACGTTTTGCTTTACCGCCACCTGCACCAACAAATGGATTACCAACCGCAATGTCATATGCATGTCGATCAATTGTTACTGGTAGTGGATTACTTGGATCATGAATATTATGGAAGAAGTTAGTTACTTTGTTTCCACCAAGAACTTTTTCAGGATCTTCTCCTGAGTGAATTCTACGAGCCTTCTCTACATTTGCTGGAAGAAGTGCGCTTGCAACATTCCCTGTTTTAATTAGTTCATGTGATTCGGCAACATTTCTTTCCCAGTTATTTAAAGGAGACAGTGCTGCAATAATTCCTGCACCCTTACGTGGGTCTCCACCGCCAACACGGTTGGCTTCATCATGCGCTTTGCTGTACCACTCATGACCGCCCTTTAACATCTCATCTGGTGCTTGCTTGTACTTACCAATAATGTTTTCTACATGTCCCTTAAATTGAGACTCTGCTAGGTTCTTATCCCAGCGACCGTGTGGGTCTACACCAAATTTAGCCATGTTAGTTCCACGCTGGTCTCAAGTAAGCAAGCATTGCTTGACGACGTGCGTTGATCTCTCCTGGTTGATTAGCCTGTGTATTGGTCTTACCATCGTTGACGAGGTGAGGAGCAGGAGTAAGGTGAGTCTGTGGGGCAGATCGAGGCATCATGTATGACACTGCGCCATCTCGATTAACAAGAGTCGCTTTCATCTGACGGACTAGACCCATATCAGGGTTGAACTCTTCAGGCCAGTAGTACATAGATGGCTCAATACGCTCACCCTTGTGTACACCACGCTGATATGACTTCTGGTTAACGCGGTTCTTGATGCTATCCAACAAACGGTCATCACGACGTGAGCGGATAGTACCGAGGTAGCCATCTGGGTATTCCGCAGATGGAACTCTTCCGACACCAATACGGAGTGAATCCATAGTGTCACGGGCTACAGGAGTACCTGCACCACCTTGATTGTTGTACCCAGCAAGACCACCGCCACCTAGCGACTGCCAGTTCTGCGATGGTGAAAAGTTATTGTATCCGCCAGCCATTATCGGTTCTTCTCTCGTGGCTTTTTCTTAAGATTAGGAACGTTCTCGTAAGTCTGGACGTTGTACATGGCGTCCTCCTTACGTTCTTCCATCTTCTTTGTGGCTTCTTTTTTGCTTGTGTAAACACGAGAAGCATCTAGTTGAACACCGCTCTTTGGCTTACTTGGATCTACCCATGAGCCGATGTTTACATTTTTATCTTTAGTTCCCATGCGTACTTTTTCTGAGAACTTAGAAACTTCATTTGCGCTAATTTTAGGGTCTTTACTTCCTGTGTTAACTTTCTTAGTGTTAATACGGCGACCTTGTACATCGCGTTCTCCACCAACTGCATATCCAACTGCTGGTTGCTCATCGGTAGTAACTCCAGTGCGAACGTTCATTGTGAGTCCACGATCACTTACTGGCTTAGCATTTGTGCGTGCTGCAAATTCGACTGCACTCAACGCAGGGTGAACCCCAGCAGGTCGAGTTAATTTTTCTGAACGAATTACAGGACGCTTTCTAGCCATTAGTTACGACCCATACCCTTGTCGGATTGTGGAAGAGACGGTGACGCTGCTGTATCATCCCAGTTAAAAGTTGTTCCTCTTGTTTTTGAGGAGTACGCCTGAGGCCCACTTCTACCAAGAGAGTTACTACGCCATGCAGTTGCTTGTGCAGCACTACCAGTTGTAGCCTTGCTTAACGACAAAGGAGCAGTTATGTCAGGTGTTACTGGAGTAAACTGACTCGAAGATAATGAGTCACTCATAACTAGTAAGCGCTGTCTGCGCCGCTATTAAAGTTAGGTGTCTGCTTACCAGCAACTGAAGGAATGATTCTTGCATTTGCCATTGTTGCTGCTGCTTCGATGTTAATCGGTGCAGGCATCTTTGCAGTAATACGGTGCTGTGCACCCTTACGCTCAACATTTTGGCGATTTGCTTTGTTCATAATTGTTGGATCGCCAGCCTGTGTGTTCTTCTTAGGCATTAACTTTCCAGCAACTGGAGTTGCACTCGGTGCAGTAAAGCCACCTGCTGCGCTACCCATGTATGCTCGTGCGCCTGATGCCACAATCTGCTCTGGTGTTAGGTTGTTTTTCATTCTCTTACCTACCGATTCATGATGGTTTGAAGGTGCGCCCATGCGACGACGCATTGCGTGACCCATATCTGTCCAATTGGCCATGTTGACTCCTTAATCTTGATCTAAGGATAAGGCTGTTTTAGTTGGCTGTAATGGCAAAGACAATCGCAGAGATTTCACCGTCACGAGATTCGATTGTGGTAAATCCTGGAATACATGATAAATCCATACCTCGTGGGGCTACATAGCCTCTAGCGATTGCAATTGCTTTTACCGCTTGGTTTACCGCTCCTGCACCTACGGCACGAAGTTTTACTTCTTTTTTATCGTAGATTGCGTGGGCAATTGCTGAGGCGACGCTTTGAGGGTTGGAAGATGCGCTGACACGTAAGAACGGCTCTTCAGCAGAGATTGGTGATGTTGATTCTGTCACAGTTATTAGTCCTTTGGTTCGATGTGGTGTGCCGCTCCTGGACTAAATGGTACGGCTAAAGTCTGGCTTGGTCTCTGTATTTGGGGTCTTCAATTTGTTTGGCTACTGCTTCTTCAATTTTATCAATCGCAGTTTTTCCAGCAAGCCTTCCTAGAGCGTAGGCGTCTGCGGCGTTATCATCGTTGAACTCAATGCCCCAACGCTTGTATATTTGCATCAACATCTCTTGTTTTTTGGCGTTTCCTTTACCTGTTGCGTACTTCTTCAATGTCATTGGTGGAACTTTCAAGGGGTAACGACAGTTTTCGTCTTCACCGAAGTAATCGTAAATTGCCATCTTAACTACAGCAGCCAACTCACCAAGTACTAATGCTGCATGACTGGCAAGGACTGACCCCTCCATGGCAATGTCTACAATGCCGTGATCTTCAGAGACATAGTCGAGTGTGTCAATCAACCACTGACGAATGTCTACAAGACGTTCAATTCCAAAATAAGGAGACTTGTATACCCAAGTAATGTGTTTTTCAGGTTCCGCAATACTTACTGCAGATAAAGCAAACCCAGTTAAAGATTGGTCAATACCAATAGCAATAAGTGCTTGGTCTTTGGTTAACCCACCATCAAATAATTTACTTGGCATTTACAAGGGCCATTCGTCTGCGAACTAGTTCTCGCAAATCGTCTAACGTACCCTCGTTCTTTAAAATCATGTCTACTTTGTATCCGTCTAATTCGTGCTCTGATACATGGTCATTTACTGCTTCTACTCCTGGTCGTTTAATTCGCCAAACTTGTCCACCGTCTAACTTTAGAGTGTCTGCTTCATTAGAAAACCGAACATCAGTTACTACTATGTTGGAATCAAGTTCCATAGAAGACATTGCTTGATGGACCCAAAACATATCACCAAAAAGAAGACGTGCTCCAACTCCTACATTCTGCAGCATCTCCCGTACTTGCGTACGTCGTTTTACTTCATCCCACCCATAGGCGTCTACCAATGGCTTTAAATGATAGTGAGTATCAACTGTCGGGTTCATCTCGTAAAGAAGTTCACGTATTTTGTCTGCAAAAGCAACACGAGTAAACCCATAGTCTTCAACAAGAATTTTTGCTACCTCATCCTTTCCAGAACGAGCATAACCAGAGAGTCCAATAATCATGTAACAAACTTGTCCTTTCGTCCCGTTCTAACGTCATTAGTTCTACGAGTAATTTCTCTAGATACCAACGCCACATCACGTTCAAAGTTGTTGTAAACAACTTCTAGCATCTTGCGGTACGCATAAGCATTCATATATTTTTCTTCAAGGGCTATAAACTCTGGATCAGACATAACCTGAGCCTTCATCATTGTCACTCGTTCGCCCTTAACCTTACTGGTGTCTTTCATAATTAACAACTTTGCTTCCAGCATGTCTCGGCGTTTTTCTAACACTTTCTCATCAACTTGTGAGGCTGCTAACTGCCCTGCAACAAAGTTAGACCACGCTGTTAAACGGGTGAACAACGCACTGAGTTCGTCGCTCTCCAGAAGAGAGATGTCTTTAGGCATAGGTGGTTGTTTATCTTGCTCAGGCCACAGGTTGATATTCTGCGCCTTCATCTTATCGACAGCCTGCTTTGAGCCATCACCTAGGTTTAGCATTACTCCTCAATCTGGTTGCATTGCTTGCAACCTTCCTCGCTTACATTACACAGAGGCATTACTTTATCCTCAACTGCTTTAATAATTTTTTCTGCTTTAAAGAAAATACGATCTACCACTTCATAATCAGCCTTGATAGTGAACTCTTTGTACGCTTGATTGGATTTCAATTCATACAAGAAAACAATTTCTTTAGGGGCTGCAGCGCCAAACATACGCTTAGACAACTCTAGATACATCTGTCCTTGTAGTAAGTGACCTCTAAATGGACGACGAATATTTTTCCACGCTTTATTAAGATCACCATCGGCATCATACAGGAGATCTGGTGCTTCAAATCTCAGCGTTCCTTCACCAATCGATTTGATCTCAATTAAGAAGTCATCACCTAGATTTTTTACCCAGCCATCAGTATGTCCAGCAATTCTTAACGTGGGATCAAGCATCTTGACTTCGTCATAACGCAATGTTGTGCACTTGCAGTGCTCACACTCTGCAGGTGATAGGCCAGAAGTAATCTTCTTGCAGTTAATGCACTTGAAGTCCCCCCAGAGATTGCCCATCTCATAGATACGGTTCTGCCATTTTTCGTGAATGAAATGGCCCTCATCAAAGATGTTCTGCAATGTCAGTCCTGGGTTCTTCTCCATCTTCTTTCCACCAGTAAGTAGGTAGTAAGAGTATCGGTGACAGAAGTCTGCCTTGATCATCTCTGATGGGTGAAGTACTAAAGTGCTTCGATCTCCTGGTGCCTTCTTCATAAGGTGTCGTTCTATATGACCAGTAAGACGGCTATCTGTCTTCTTAGTATCTAAATACTTTTGAAAGTCTGTCTTTGAAGGCATTAGTAATCCTTGTCTATACTGAAGATAAACTCTTCTAGGGTCTGTTGGGTTTTTTTATTCTTCTTAAGTTTTTGCCACTTTCTCATTAAAGCATTTCTTTCTCGGTGACTAAGTCCTCCCCATATCCCATGAGGTTCGTCTCGTCTGACGGCATCCCACAAACACTCTGCTCGTACTGGGCAAGGGTTCTTTCCTGTTTCACCAAAACAAAATGCTTTTGCTTTGTTCGCAATGTCTTTGTATTGCTCCTTGTCACGTGGAGGGTAGAAGATATCCGTGTCTTGGCCTGAGCATCGTGCCTTGTATCTCCATGCGTACTCTGGTTCATCAAAGTCTTCCATGGTTGTCTAGGTTCTCTCTCATCTCTAGGAAGTCGTCTTCAAGAAGTATTACGTAGTTGACTCCGTCAAGATGAAGGCCAAACACTGGCATTCGTCCATCAAGAATTGCTTCTGTAGTTATCTTCTTTAATTCGTCTGATTTAATGGTTTTGGTTTTCTTGCCTGTCCACTTGTGTTCAATCAAAAGATCTGTTGATCGAACGTCACCTTTGCGCGACCAGAAGGCCCCAGACGCAGCGTTAGTAGACCCACCAATTTTCTTGGCCAATCTCTTTTCATGCTTCTGGGATTGCTTCTGACCTTCAGTCTTCAAGTTCTATTTTGCCTTCCTCATAACCTTCAATCAATCGAGGCACTAAAAAGAACAATGCTTCTCTCCAAAAGCAAGTGCCACAACCACAGAATGGTTCCCCTGACAAAGTCTCAGGAATCTCATCTTCTGTTCCATCCCATACTGCTTCAAAAAGCATGTCGGTGTAATCCTCCACACCCTTCTCCAGTACCTGTGCCCAACCTTCATCATTTACAACAAACTTCTTAGTCATCACTTTCCTCCGCCATTGGTAGGTCTGATGTGTCAAATACTAACTTTTGAATCTGTTCCTTTAAGTCAACTTCTTCACGAATACTTGCAATTACTGGATCAATACCTTGCCACTTTCTTTCGCCAAAGTAATACCATCCACCCTTACGTTGAATGATCTCTTTGACTACAGCAAGCGATGCAACTTCTTTTGCAAAGTCATACTCTCCTGCGGCACAGTCTCCGCCATTTGCAAAGTAAAAATCAAAGTAGGCAACACGTTGTGGTGGTGCTGTCTTATTCTTTAATGTGCGAACCTTGATGCGTTGACCAATGCGATTCTTATTACCGCTAGGACCAATCTCAATCCACTCATCACGACGAATCTCACAGCGAGTAAAGAATGCATAATTCTTTCCTTCACCTCCAGGAGTAGTGCGAGGATCACCGTGCATTACACCGATCTTCATGCGGTACTGATTGATAATGAGACCGAGCACTGGACGTTCATCTTCAACCAGACTGCGCTTGATTGCAGAACCAACTACACGAAAGAACTTATTGGTTAGGAGTGCTCCCCTTCCAACAGTCATCTCATTCATGTCCTTCTCCATTTCAGGGGCAGGTGAAAGGGCAGGAAGGGAGTCAATGACAATAGCGTCCACTGACTTTGATTCTGCGAACTCTATAACGGCTTGATAAGCCTCTTCCATAATGTTTGTTTCAATAACGATTACTTTGCTGGTATCCACTCCGCACATCTCTGCGTACTCTGGAACCCACTGCTCTGCAGCAACCCAGACAGTTGTGTGGTCTTCTTTTAGCGCTTGGTTTGCTGCGATTGTTTTAAGCGCGACTGCTGTCTTTCCATGCGATGGTTCGCCAATAAGTTCATTCCATTGATTACCAGGGAAACCACCACCAAGAACATAATCAAGAGTGGTAGACCCACTAGTAATACGAGGAATAAGATCAGACCGAATGTCAGACGCAATAACCACCACATTATTGCCAAACTTCTTGTTAAGGGTTGCAACAATCTTGCGGGCTTCATCATTCATTTAGTCTACTCTCCCGATAATTCCTTGTGGGTTCCAATTACTTTGAACATCATTACCTATAGCGCTCTTTGCGTTACCTTCAACTTTTGCACCAGTCAATGATCCGTAACGACTTCCTGATTGGCTTATTGGGTACCCACAGTCATAACAACGTGGGGCTGCGTTCTGTACAGACATGTAGTTTGTTCCACCACACTCAGGACACGCTGCAGTTTGTGACGCACTCTGTGCTCGTGATGCTGGTTGTTGTGGTTGGACAGGCTGAAACTGAGCCATCGGTTGTTGCGACGGTGGCATTGGGTTGTTTACTGGACGAGGTGCTGAGACAGGCACCTGTTGCGCTGGTGCTTGTGGTTGTGCACCTAATTGCTTAGCCCACCAATCAGCATTACTCACTTTGCTTCTCCCCACTTGTTAACAATTTTTACATCTGCAATAAGAGGAACTGTAATCTCTGGTAGGTGAATACCTTCCATCGACTCACGAATTGCTTCGGCTGTCTCTTCTGCTAGATCTTCACGAGCAACGGTAACCAACTCATCGTGGATAGTCAAAACGACATTCACACCTGGTTCATCAGTAAAACAAGAATGTGCTCTAACAATCGCTAATTTCATTAAATCTGCAGCAGATCCTTGAATTACCGTATTAAATGCCTGACGATCTGCTCGTGACTTTAATCCTCGTTCTTGACTCTTTAATTCTGGGATATAGCGACGACGACCAAAGATAGTTTCTACGTATGGTATAGGGGCTTTTCCAGTTGCTTGTCGAATGACTTTTGCTTTGTACTTAGAGATGTCATTAAACTGCGCCTCAAATCGAGCCAACAAATCTTTCGCATCTGTTACAGAACAACCAATGCTCTGTGCAATCTTCTCTGGTCCAACACCGTAAGCAATCGATAGAACTAACACCTTACCTGCTTTACGGTCTACTCCCATAGTGTCACCGATAGTAGTGTAAATATCTCCACCAGTTCTGTAATTCTCTACCATGATGGGGTCATTAGAAAATGCTGCAATGATGCGTGGTTCAATCTGCGAGTAGTCAGCAACAACTAACTTGTACCCAGGTGGAGCAATAAACAAGTTACGAATTAGTTTTCCGTACTCACCACTACTAGGAATGTTCTGTAGGTTTGGGTCACTACTGGAGAAACGACCTGTCTCTGCTCCATGTGCTTTAAAATTTGTGTGTACTTTGCCGTTAATCATTAGGCTCTTCTTATCAACAATCTTTTCTTTACCCATTGTTGTGCGAGTAATCTCTCCACCAAGGTATGGCATCACATAGGTAGTCATTAACTTGTTTAAGTCTTGATACTCAAGAATCGCATCTACTAGTTCATCCTTCTTACGATAGAACTCTAATGCATCAGAGGACACCGAGTAGTGACGAATAGTTAATGCCTCTGGAGTATTAGCAGCAATCTCTTGACCCTTTGTAGTGAGGGCAATACGGATACGCAAGTTAGGACGTATTCCTCGTCCACCCTCTTCTTTAGGTGAAAACAGTAGTTCTTGCTTTTCTTTTACTGAGTTCATAGAAAAAGGTTTACCAGTTAACTTCCATGCTTTTGCTCGTGCAAGGTCGATGTCCTTCTCAAGACGTGCCTTTAATAGTGTAAGTTCTTCTACATCAATGTTGGCTCCAGCAAGTTCCATATCGCATAAGGCTGCTACAACATCCATCTCCAATGCCCATACACGCTTGAGACTTCCCTCCAGGCGTGGCTCTAAGGCCTTGTACAGTTTCCACGTAACCTCTGAGTCAAACCCTGAGTAATAAGCGACATCGCTAAAGGAGTGAACCTCAACCATGGCTCCAATACCTTTTTCAACCTTAACCTTCAACGTTCTTTCTGCACACGCAGCAAGTCCTAGCATGTTCTTGTTGCGGTTATCAATAATGAATGAAGCCATCATCGTGTCAAAGAACGGCTTCTTAGGAACTTCTCCACGGTAATATTTAGCAATTGACTTCAAGTCAAACTTAACATTGTGTCCAATCTTTAACTGGTTGCTAAAGAACAAAGGCTTTAATGCTTTGAATACATCCCCAGGAAGAAGTTGTGCTGGTGGTGCATCAAAGACTGGAGTCCACTTTGCTTCATTCTTTGAGTAATCAACATCCTTTAACTCTTTACCTGCAGCAAGTTTGCGTTGACCACTTAGTAACAACTCTTTGTCCCAACGAAGGAACTCACCATTAGGATGCCCCATAGGAATAACATCAGTGCGACCTTCTGTTGCTAATGAGATCCACATGACATCATTGACTACAGGTTGGATTCTATTTTCACCAACTGTTTCAACGTCAAACGCAAATGCTTCTACCTTGGAGTAAAACTCAACAAGATCTTTTAACTGTTCTTTAGTGGTAATAATGTTCATGATCCCTCAATCTTTGTAATGAGAAGAGGCCTGGAAACGGAAGTAAACAGGCCCCTTCTCTTGGAAGTACAGTTACGCTACAGAACGAGCAACCTCAAGCATTTCGGAGCGAGGGGTCTCTCTAATTACTTCTGCTGTGAACGGTACAGCGGCTGCTACAGTCTCTGCAACAGCGTCACTGCTTAACTTCCATTCCTCTGCTAGATCACGGCCACGAACGAAGTTGAGGGTGTACTGCGTAGTTGGGCCCATACCTAGTCGAGAAATTTCCCAGAACTCTTTGTCAAGAGGTCCTTTGCGCTCATCATCATGCGCCTTTTTAATCTGGCGAGCAAGTGATGGTGGTGCTGTAAGAATTTGAACGCCCTGTGTCTCACCACTGAGAACAAGAACATTGAATGCGAACTTTCCACGAGGCTTATCACCTAGTACATCGCATAGTGGGCAGTTGTCGCCCAAGCAAACAAAGGACTTCTTACCCTTAGGGCGTTCAATCCAGTGTTGTTCGTATGAAGCAAACGGACGATCTTCGAGGAACTTTACAAGTTGTGGTTCTTCGGAGAAACGGAAGTCAGTTGGAAAATCTCCATCTGTCTTTGTGACGAGAGCATCGATTGCATCCCATCCTTGTTGAACAGTTGTTCCTACTTTTGGTGTTGCAGTTTCGCTATCCTCGTCGAGGTATGCGTCTGCATCTACCTGTGGCTTTGTAATTGGCATGTGTTTCTTTCTGGTAATGAGGCACTAGCGACGTCTGTGTTATTGCACAGATTCTCAATCACTTTTGGCTCTCGGTGGATGTGATTTCCTTCCAGCGCTTTACTAAAGCCTCTGTAAGGTCTTCGTGTTGGCTCCACTCTACACGAGCAGAACCAAGTAGTCCTCTACGATTGAACTCCTCAATCGAAGATTCTATTAGTGCACGGGTGTAAACCCGATTACCGCCAGTCTTTTCACCTTTGAGGGTCTTAGACCGTAAACGGTATGGAGCACGAGGGATGTATCCCTTGCGTTCCCATAGGCGTATAGTGACAATCGTCTTCTCCAATGCAAGTGCTAATGCACCGATCGTGAATACCTCTGTCTCTATTCCACCTAATGTTTTAATGACTGGGTTTGAATCCCAACCATTACTCTCACCGCTTTTACGACGAGAAACTTTTGGATCTAGATCACGGCGCTTCTTTTTAGAACCAGGGATGTATTCAAGGTCAGCAAATGCTGCATCAATCTCATCTTGTCCACGTAAGCCTGCCATGTGTTATCTCTTATTCATCACTAACGCCCACACAATTTTCTGTGGGTACATAAGATCAATCTCTGCTTCTGTCAGTTCGTCGTTGTAAAGAGCAGCCATTAAAGCATCCTCATCTACAACACGAATTGTTTTATACAGTTGATCTTCCATTCTTTTTTCAGTAATGATTTCATCTGCAATAAGTTCATCAATCTTACGTGATACACGACGCTGCTTAACAACAGCACCAAATCCATTTACCTCTTCAGGTAATTCAATAATGATGTTACCTTTGTCGTCTACCTCACCAAGTTCATCTAAATGAGTAAACAAACGCTCACGTACTTCTTTGCTTTGTTTTTCTAGAAAATCAATTTGTTGTTTAAGAAAAGAAAATTCTCTCGCATCTTTAATCAGCGGATCTTCTTCTCGTGATTCTGTTGATTTTACTCTTGCCATGTTTCCCCCTATGGTCTTGCTTTCTGTAAGAACCCTATCAGACTACCAACAGTGAGATCGACTCCACCCTTGGCGTTGATACCTTGCCCATCAATAACTGCATCTGCTATAGCGTTCTTCTGCTGGAGCATATCATGCTGGCGCTCTTCAATCGAATCGGCAATCAACATGTCTTGAATAGTGATACTAGGCCAACGACTGGACGCTCTCTTGATTCGACCATTTCGTTGTACCGCTAGTCCTGCACTCCATGGTAAGTCGTAGTTGACGAGCAGATTGGCGTTAGGAAGGTCTACTCCGTAACCCCCAGCATCTGACGAGATGAATACACGACACTCTGGATCTGTAAGAAACTTCATCTTGCTTGCTTCTTTCTCCTTAGCATTCATGTACCCCGTGTATAAAGTTCCACCAACAGCCTCTTGGATACTTTCAAGCATCCCTACCCAAGAAGTAAAAATAACTACCTTCGCTTCTGGGTCAGTGTCTAGGTGGTCTTTGACATAAACTTTTAACGCATCTAACTTAGGGTTGCGGGTGACTCCTTCAAGTAAGTCTCTTGTTTTTAAACTGTTGATGTAAGCACTACCTTCACCCATGTGCTCGTCAAATTTATCTGCACTCTTATGCAAGAGGTTTGGGTCATCACACAACATACGAAGAGCGGTTATTTTGGACATGATCGAACCACGCAACTGATCTGCTGGACTTCCTGGTTTGCTATCATGACCGTAGTGAGCCATCAACGAGAAGTTAGCACCTAGCAACTGCTGTGCCTCAAAGAGTTCGTTGCTTAGTTCATCTGCTATAAAATTATAAAGCGAAGAAGTCTTCTTATCAAAGGAGATAAACATAGGGTCACGATGAATAGTGTCTGGAAGATATGGAGCAACGTCTGCATCTGTCTGAACTTTTCGAACGGAGGAACTTTTCATCTTGTCATGAAATAGTTGTAAGTTTCTATACCGTTGCACTCCACCAAAATGATTGCGAACAATAAAAGTCTGGTCAAACAAATCAAAACGACCAAGCAATGTAGGATCTACAAACTGCATGATGCTGTAGACCTCTTCTGGTCTACCATTCTCAATAGGTGTTCCAGTCAACGCAAAACGTATAGGGACACTGGCAGATAACTTCTTAACAGCCTTTGACCTCTTTGATTTAAACCCCTTGATCGCTGTGGCCTCATCGCAAACAATAGCGCCCCACTCCTGATCTTTAACTAGGTCCCAATCACCTACTACAGTCTCGTAGTTGCAGATGACATAGTCTGTACGTTCTTCCCAGCGCTTTGCACGGACTGTCTTTGTTCCATCTACCACAGTTGTAGTGGAGTCAGAGAACTTCTGGATCTCTTTCTGCCATTGGTATTTAAGGCTAGATAAAGCAATAACTAATACTGGCTGTGTAATTACACCGTTGTCTTTTAACCCCTCTACAGAGGCGATGGTCATACAGGTCTTACCTAAACCCATCTCATAGGCAACGAGCATCTTCTTGCGCTCTACCATACGGTCTACAGCCTCTACCTGGTAGGGCTTGAGTGTTCCTTTAAATGTCATTATCTATCGGGGTTGGTGCTGTTGCTAGTGTTCCGCAGAGGGCACATTCCATGTCTAGCATATACAGGGAAATTTCTCCATCTTCAAACATTGCTTGCACATTCCACAGCATTGATCCACATACGCAGACGTGTAAGGGGCGTTCCTTATCTCGTAAGTCCATCATAGGTAAGCCGCCTTGCCATAGATCATGTCTCGTGCAGAAGCAATGCTCTTGTGAATGTCATCCTCAATCATGTCTCCAACATCCTTAACATCAACTCCTGTGTAGTTAAAGTAAGAGAGTTCAATTCCATATTTGCGAGCATGGCCACGCATCTCTTCTGATGCCTTCTGTCCAGCGCCATCGTTATCGAAGGCAGCGATTACTCGCGGTGCACGGCGCATTATCTTTACTTGGTCAACGCTAGGCATTGCTCCGTAGGTAGAGATTGCGCTGTAACCTAACCCGACTAATCTGACTGCATCAAGTGGAGACTCGACAACGATCAACGGTTCATCTTCTTTCAGTACCTGCACATTGAAAACTGTCTTTGACTTCTTAACGCCTTGAGGTTGATTGCGAAAGAAACGACCACGGGCACCTTTCTCTTGCCACCCCCACAAAGAAAAATCATTGGGGTCTCTGATAGGAAGTATCCATGCAGTATTCTTCTCGTCCCACAACACTCCGCAAGTTTCTACAGCGGCTACTGTCAAGAACCTTTTTCTCAACTCAATTTTTGGAGGAGCAACATACACAGCCAGACGAGCCTCTGACATTCCAATCGGATGTGCTTCGGCTTGAATGTACTCTGGTAGTTCCTTGATACGCCTCATCAATACGTCGATAGGCATGTCTTCTTTATCGTTTACATACTCACGAGCCTCGTGGTAATCAATACCTTTTATATCTGCAACAAGTGTGTAGATGTTTCCCTTGTAACCGCAGGAGAAACAGATGTGTGCACCAGTCTCAGAGTTAACCCACCAAGAAGGATTGTGATCTTCTTTTCCTGTGCGCTTCTTGTGCATTGGACACAAGCCATTGACCTCGATACCTCGCTGTGCATACAGTGGTAGGTCTAAGGAAAGTAAGACACGCTCTACATCAATCACATGCGGTTCCAATTCGAACAGTACTGGCACTTCAACATCTCATCCTCATCGTGGAAACAACCAGTCTCCCAGCGCCATGTAAGGGCTGTCTCACTAGGACCACAGTTACGCGATGCAACGATCTTTAATAAACGAATCTCTTCATCTTCTTCTACTGGCTCTAGACCAAGAATTACATCTGAGTCCTGAAAGAAAGATGATGAGTAACCAATGGAGTCAGCAGTAACCTTTCCAGCACGCATCTTCCACAGAAGAGTCTGTGTAGTAATGATTACTGGCTTCTGAATTCTTTGCGCTAATCTCTTTAGACCACGAGTGATGTTAGTTATTGCTTGTGGCGTATTCATTTCACCACTTACTTCATCAAGCATCAAGTACACGCCATCTACAAATACGATGTCTGGTTTTGTTTGTTCAATCTTTGCAGCAAGTGATGAGACTGTGATTCCATTTACAGCATCTACCAAGTGGAAGGAGTGCTCCTTCTCCATCTCGTTTAATGTATCGATGTATCGAGCCTCTTCTGCTGGCAGTAACTTTCCACGACGTAGACGTCCGTGAGAGATGTGGGCACGCATCGCATCGTGACGTTGTTGTTGTTCGTGGTTGTTCATTTCAAAAGATTGGAACATAGGAATTTTCCCACCTCTGTGCACATTGATTGCCATCTGTAATGCGATCTGTGACTTACCTGTTTTAGGTGGAGCGATAATTGTAATCAACTGACCAGACTGTAATCCTGCAGTTGCTTCATCTATCTTCGCAAACCCTGTGGGAATACCTAAGAAGATTGAGTTCTGTAGGGACTGGTATTCCTTGTAACGCTCTTCGGTAT